CGCTTGAGTTCTCCAAAGTTATTCTCCTTGCCTAGGAATATGTTGACAGATAGTTCTGAAATGACCTTAGCCCTGTGTCGCATCCAGAGGTCACGTATGACTCTTTCCTGCAAATCGGTGTTTGTGCCAATGTCGTCATGCAATGTTTCAAAATGCTCCCAGTACCGTAGGCGAGTGCTGTCTGGTAGGGCGGGATTCTTTGAATCAAAATAAGCTTGTAGCTCGGCTCCTGTAAAGTCTGAGGCATACTCAGAATGGGCATCGACAAGTGCTGTCCAAATTGGTGCCCATTCTCCCTCAAACATGTCACGATGTAGTATGTTTTTGACTCTATCATAGCACTCTGTACGTAAGCAGAATGAAATGATCTTACTCTCAATTGATTGCTGTTCTGACGGTTCGTTCACGCTCTTCCTCTTTCATGGACTTCAAGTCTTTATCTAACATGGCAATGCCAGTGGGTACGAGAGTATTCAAGGCTCTCATGTATGTCAAGGCTTTGTCAGTCGCGTCTTTATCTAAGGCAACATATACCTTATCAAACTTCACTAGCTCTTGTATGTGTTCGTCGCGCAAGGATGTACCGAGTAGAGCGTAGCCTGTTACCCAGTCACTAATGCTAATAGCTGACGGTATGTCTTCTACTACAAATGCAGTACGTGAAGTACCTATGCGGAACCCTCCTCGATAGTTACCATACCGATACCACTTAGGTCTTGCGCCCGTGAGAGTACGTCCCGCCCCGTCAACGAGCTTGCCATCAGCATCATGTATTGGATAGACCAAACGGTCTTTTATGACATCGTGATACAGATCCTCAAAGCGTCCGGACGTGTGGGCGAGATCAGCAAAGCCCCTCGCACGTTGTGGTATGACGCGAGACCATGACTTTGGTTTTACGAACTCGACAGCCTGTCGTCGGGGCGCACTGAGTATGTCTGCGGCGTTGTTAAGTGTGAGAGAAAACTTACCACCACTTGTATCGCAGTCTGCATGAAAGCAATTCCATAGCAACGTGCCGTTGACGTTAGATACGGAAAAGGTATTCTTGTGCCCACACTCTGGGCAGTCCATCCGGTGTACTTCTCCGGACTGTAAGCCGAGCGACTCGGCGGTGTGTTGTGCATTCATAGGCAAAGCCTCCTCATATAGCGGGGTCGAGTGTAAAGACATATCCAAAAAGTTGTCAACACCTTTTAAAAATTTTGACTTCTTTTCGCATTTACTTTACGATCCGAACACCCCTGCCGGGGGTACACCCACCTAAACGTACTTAGTACGCAGACAAACCCCTAAACGTTATTAGTACGCAGTCACCCCCCCTATTATTAGGTAACGTTTTTTTCCTGTACGACCAAAGTATAATACCCCACACAATAGAGGTGCGGTACTGTCTTGGTTCATTCATAAGACGGGAGTAAAGTTACGTGATTAAACGTATACATATTAACCAACATAATATCAGGCACAATGCAAAAAACCCCGACGACCTGAAGCCGGTAGTTACCGTAAAAACAAGCCGGAACAATACGAAAGGTTTTGGCGTAACAATAAACGGACCGAGTAAGCTTGTATATTCACCCGATAAGCCGTTAGCTTGCGGTGCAAAAGTGTGGATCGAAACACGGGAACAAGTTATTGTAGACGATCTTAATTGGGATTCTCAAAGTGAGGTCATGGAATGATTGCAGAACAATATCGAAACATACGACCACACTTTGTTCATGCGGATCATATGCCGATGGTACGCCGGTGGTCTTGCATCCTGTTGGATCAAGATACAGAGAATCCGCCGTTTGAACCGGCGCGATACTTTGTCGTCAATGTTTTTGCTGAAACAAAGGAACAGGTACTGGATTGTTTAGGTGACGAGTATCCGTGGTGCGATATTATGTACATTGATAAAGCACTAGGCGGACACACTGACGACGATTTTCTCGAAGCATGGCTACATTACTTTGATGCAAAGGAAGCAATACCAGTACGGGAGGCACCACACGGGAAGCACCACACGGGAAGCAATATGAAAAATCCTAAGCAAATTTCAGATACAACACTGCTCAACTTTATGTTGAATGATCGCGTCGGGTGTCGCTATGTTCTTAGCAACGAAAAACCGATTTTTGTAGCGGAAAAAGGATTAGACTTTGCTTACGGAAACACTCCACGCGAAGCACTGCGGGGACTTTACATACTATTGAAGGAGAAAAGATGATAACGGTAAGCAACGAAAATAAAACGCGGGTAGATTATCTTGTCTACAAACAAGTAAAGGAATGTAATGAGCTACTAAAAAAGGCGAGTGTTATTCTACACGATACTGGTGACACTGATTCGACCACGTTGGATAATGCTATGTCACATTTAACGTGCGCGGTTGATATGACGACCCGCTATATGGAGGAGAACGCATGAAAACTTTTACAGTGTGGGAACAATGTACCGCAACTAATATTTACACGGTACAGGCCGAGAGTGAACAGGAAGCGCGGGAGCTAGTCGCTGACGCTCAAATTGAACCGCGAGAAACTGATTACAGTGATTACGAGATAACTGAGGTACTAGAGGAAAAATGAAACCTAACACAATTTGTCACCCCGAGGCTCTCGACGACTGGAGAGCAAACGACGAAGACGCCCACAGTTATTTAGCTACGGTACAAGAACGAATCAATATTGGGAGAACTCAGGATGAACTTGACAACAACAAGGTACAAAAAAAGCATCGTACGGAACTTGAAGGAATACTCGCACTCCGTCTTAAAGAAGCCATCGAGCGCGAAAATAGGAAGCGCGGGACGGTACGTAAAAAAAGGTAAGCTGAAAGATGCCGAGGTTTATACCTTAACGTTAATCGAGCGCGAAACCTGCCCGACCTCATGCGGACACTGGGACGATTGCTACGGAAATAATATGCCGTTTGCCCACCGGCTACAGCATGGCGAGGAACTAGAGCGCCGGTTGATTGTCGAGCTTGGCCAGAAGTGTAGCGCGGCCAGAAACAAAGGACGCAAAGTATTGGTGCGCTTGCATGTCTTGGGGGACTTTTATAGTGCGGAGTATGTGCAACTATGGCGCAAGCTTTTAGTGCTACACAAAAACTTGTATGTGTGGGGTTATACCCATGTTAAAGAGGGGCCTATCCATAAAATGCTTGAAGCTACACGTATTGGTTTTCCCGAGCGTTGGCACATACGTTGGAGCGATACTTGCGGAACGTTTAGCGCGAACAGTGAGGAACTAACCGACGATGGTATTGTGTGTCCAGAACAAGAGGGAAAAACGCAAGCCTGTACCACGTGCGCTTTGTGTTGGGATGCACCCGACAAAAACATTATTTTTAGGACCCACTAAGGATGGAAAATGTACCGCAAAAAATCATCAACGCCACCCCGAAACATAGCCGACCTATATGCGGAAAGTCGTTTCAAAAAGTCGTCAACTGCCCCGTTTTTGAACGTGACCAGTGGCGCGAGTGTTACCGACAAGGAACTGCCGGTGCGCGACCGGTTCGCCGCCGCCGCGCAAGCGATAAAAACGCACATTTATTTGCATGAAATTTTTATCGTCGGTCTGTTGTTATACGTTTTCTTTTCCGGTATATAATGGGCTCACCGGATCGGATTGGCCGACCGGATTACAAGGAGGCTTTCAGCCATGAATATCGCAACTCACGACCTAGGGCGCACCGCTCGACGCATCCAAGACGGCTTGGAATTTGTGCACGACAACCCGCTCGACGTCGATTTTTTCCGCGAACTGGGCTCCGTCCAAAAGGAAGCAATGTACGACCGCGAGGGTAGACTTGTGGAAGGATACTATGCATTAAAGAACAGCAACACGCAGGAGCTTTTACAGTCTCCGCCAGTTGCTAAAACCTACAAGCTTGTGGACCACTCGATGGCGTTTCGTGAACAGGCCGAGTCGATCTTGGCTAATGAATCGTTACCACATCAAAACCTAACGGTAGTTGATCGAATCTTCGACGAGGGACGCCGAGCAACTCGGGCGGTCTACTTCAACGATCTCACGTTTGATATCGATGGGAAGGGACAAGGAATCACGGCTCGGGCCGATATCATCAATTCGGTTGATATGTCTTGGGCCTTTCAGGTTTTCTCAGGTGCATACCGTGACTACTGCCGAAATACTTGCGTATTCGGGGGCCAGAAAGCCTACCACCAGAAACGCAAGCACACGCAAAACTTGAGCGTTAAAGCGATGATCGCGAAGTCCACTCTCGGGCTCGGGATGTTCAACTCGCACCGTGACCAGATGGACAAGTGGCGCACGATTGAACTCAGCCCGAATGATTGGGTTGAGGTCCTAGAAAATACCGTTTGCAAGAAAGGCGGCGAGGCTGTCGCGCTGTCGGTTGATAAAACCGCACGTGTTAACGGTAAGCTTCTGGACTATCTCAACCACCGGTTCCAAGAGGAACAGCGCGAACTTGGGCCGACTCTGTGGGCCGGATACAATGCGCTCACGCACTGGGCCACCCACGTCGACGAGACATGGGAGCGGGAAAATCCAGACGGCACCATCACCGAACTGTCGACGTCACGAGGTAACAGCAACCCGCATCGCGTCCAGTTACAGCGCGAAGCCAAGGTTCGCTCGGTGCTCGACTCTCCGCAGTGGTTGCACTTGGAACAGGCCGCCTAGGATGCTCGATTTCATAACAGCCTTATACAAATTTGCCGTCGTTATATTGGCGGTAATCATATTATCCATGCTTTTTTCATAAGGAACCAAACCATGAAAACCACACAAGACTTACGCGACGATATCGCAACACTACGTACTGACCTAAACACAATCACTATGAAGATTGAGAAGGCGCAGAACCAGTTGAGCGATGCACTCGAAAACCTCGACGGTGTGTACGATGGAAACGTGTCCGCGAAGGATGACGCAAACCAGTTGATACTCGATCTCGACCGTGGGATTGATACCGGTAGCAAGTCGAACCGGAAGGTACAATCGACACACTACCGCATGCTTGCAATACTGGATCATTATGGTCCGATGCCTAGGGCGCATATCGCCGGTATGCTCGGTATCAAGGAAGCGACCGTGGCGCAGTACTGCCACGTAATTCACTACAATAATCTAGGGCGCTTGCAATCTCGAAAAGGTGTTGTTAGTCTTTTGGACGTGGGATGGCATACACGCCTCCACGACAACTTCAAACTTTAAAAGGGGAATACAAATGAGCATGCAAGTTAAGAAAAGCGTTCACTTCACCGCCGAGCAAATCAAGGCGCTCCGTGATCTCGCAAACGGTGTCCGCTGGGCATCTGAGACCGACGGTAAGAAAAGCTTCTACGTGTCGAAGCCGGAGCAAAAACTGGCGGAGGATCTGTCTAACCTACTGCAAGGGTGCGACAGCTTGTACGTGAGCTTACGCGCTACCGAATCCGAGTAAGGATTCCCTCGGGCGGTGTTCAACAGGCCGCCCCTTTTGGCCCCATCACGGGGCCTTTTTTTTGCCCGCCAGAAAAATACCTAAGTCCTTGTCTGGTCTGTCTTTCGGTATTTATTGAGGGGCCACTAGGGGCTATATAACCCAACCCCGACAGAGTCCGAAAAGAAATTACAACCAGTTGTCGACAAGATAAAAATCGCGGGTGACGTGGTGCAACGCGAAGGAATTACTGGCGGGTGCGCTGTCGGTGTGCAGAGAAGGTAAGACCTTTGGTGTCATCACTGAGGTTGTTACGTAGAAAAATCCAGTAAACACGGGTGCGCGAGGGCCACGGGGGGTGCCCGTACTAGTACTAGCAAACTGTCGATAATTTTTATATTTTTGGGTAGTTGTTTCACGCCAATGTTTCACGCGACGGCTTACCATTGGTAGGGCCGGTGTACAGCCATAAAAAAACCCCGATGGCAAGGGGATACCAACGGGGTCTTACGCGGAGGGAGGTAAGCTCGGGGGTTTATATGTGTATATACCCCGGCGGGCTTACAGTCCCATTGTACTGTCAGGTAGCTACCTTGTCAATAGCTCCGTATAATTTATTTTTCTTGACAAAACAACTCGGTAGTTACCATAATAAGATTGTATTGAAGGGCGAGATGGCAGGGGAAGACAAATTCTATCGGCCATGTGACCAAGAGTTCCGAGACCACGAGTCCTTTTTTACATTTTTTTTATATTTTTTGGTGTATAACCATGAATTTACTACCCCAACAGCGGAAAAAACGTGAGTTATCCGACAAACAGCAATCATTCCTCACTGCTCTCTTTGAAAACGGGGGAAATTTCTCCCGAGCCTGCGAAGTTGCAGGTTACTCGCAGGGTTCCATCGGCCATCTCAAGGAGTCATTGGCGGATGAAATCATTGACGGAGCACGGAATATACTTGCAGGTGGTGCTGTTAAGGCCGCAAATAAGATTGTGGCAACAATTGACTCCCCAGAAATTGAGAGGGGAGATAATATCCGTCTCCAAGCCGCCGAAAGTCTCCTCAATCGTGTCGGCTTGGGGAAACAAGAGACTCACAACGTCAATGTCCAAGCTGTACATGGGGTGGTTTTACTGCCCCCGAAGAAAGAGATGGTTGTAGATCACGTTGAGTGAAGAAGTTGAAGCCCCTGTACGCAAGCGGGGAAGGCCCAAAAAGGACCCAAATGCGCCCAAAGCCCGCTACAACCTCTCTACTGCGGAAAAAGCGCGTCGAGCGACGCAAGCAAGCATAAATCGGTCTAAAAAAGAGGCGGCAAAGAAAAAAGCCGCCGCAAAAAAGCAAAATCAGCGGGCGAACCAGCGTATTCGTGCCGCACAGAAAGTTGAAACAGCCTTAAAAGGCGAAAAGTCCCGTCTTGTAGACATGGGAGATGTTGACCAATTACCTTCACACGTAAAGGAGCTAATTGGTGAATCTGATGTTGTATTTCAACCTAATGCGGGGCCTCAAGAGGAGTTCTTGTCCGCCCCAGAACAAGATGTATTGTACGGTGGAGCGGCTGGAGGCGGAAAAAGTTTCGCTCTGCTTGCTGATCCTCTCCGCTATTGTCACAACCCTAACCATCGGGGGCTTCTTCTACGCCGCACTCTCGATGAGTTGACTGAACTCATATCAAAGTCGAAACAACTGTATCCCAAAGCGTTTCCCGGCGCCACATTCCGTGAAAGTAAGTCGACGTGGGTCTTTCCATCCGGAGCTACTATATGGTTCTCATACCTCGACAAGGACAAAGACGTCACTCGATATCAAGGGCAGGCATTCAACTGGATAGCTATCGATGAAATCACCCAGTATCCCACACCCTATGTATGGGAATACCTCCGGTCACGTCTACGGACTACAGACCCAGAACTCTCGGCAAACTTATCCATGCGTTGCACAGCAAACCCCGGTGGTGTCGGCGGATGGTGGGTCAAAAAAATGTACATCGACCAAGGGGAGCCCGGTGAGCGTTACGTTCCATCCGACATGGAATCGGGAAAGCCATACGTATACCCGGATGGACATGCAAAGGCAGGTCAACCGCTCTACTGGCGAAAGTTCGTCCCCGCAAGACTCACAGACAACCCGTACCTCATGCGGGACGGACAATACGAGGCAATGCTCCTCTCACTACCAGAGGTTGAAAGAAAACGCCTGCTCGATGGTGACTGGGATGTCGCAGAAGGCTGTGCATTCCCAGAGTTTAACAAACTCAAACACTGCGTCGACCCAATTGAATTACCGACAAATTGGCCGCGAATCAGAGCCTGTGACTACGGCTACGCAAGCCCGTCGTGCGTACTATGGGGCGCAATCGACTGGGACAACAACATATGGGTATATAGAGAATTATACGTAAAACACTTTACAGCAGAACAACTTGCCGCTAAAATATTAGAAATGGAGGAGTGGGACCCACAACCTCACTACACTGTACTCGATAAATCGTGCTGGAATAGAACTGGATACGGCCCGTCTATTGCTGAAACCATGATGCGGATGGGCTGTCGTTGGGCACCCTCAGATAGCAACCGTATTGCCGGAAAGATGGAAGTACATCGCCGTTTAGGTGATAATGAGTTCACACAAGAACCTACGGTTAAATTTTTCAACACATGCACCAATATAATAAAGCAGTTAGCGGGAATTCCTCTTTCAAAAACAAATTCTGAAGATGTTGATACAAAAGCAGAGGACCATGCGTATGATGCGCTACGTTACATGCTAATGACTCGAACATCAGGGTATGTCTCCATACATAAGTCTTTGAACGATATTAAGAATAGCACGTTTCAACCACAAGACGCAACCTTCGGATACTAAATGGCTCAACAACGCTTTACCCCTAAAGAACTACAGCAACTTACTCTCGGGCAATCTCTTGCGCTTAAAGCACAGCGTGAGAAAAATTTGGCAACAGAAATTGCATCTGTAACGGGGAAGCTCGCTGGTTTTGAGTATGATGGGCAAGAGATTCTCGATACCAAACTAATCGAACTTGCTGACGGAAAGGCTATTGCGGAGTGGAACGTATCGAGCCCGTACTCTGTTGGGCAAGTTGAACGTGAGAAGAAAGAAGGTCGTGTGTCTGTACAAGGCGGCGTTCTTGAAGTAAATAACCGATTGAACAACATTTTTACTGAGGCGGGCCTAAACGAAAAGAAAGGACCGCAGTCTAGTATCAATAACAGACTTAAACAGCTTCTAAGTACAGAAGAGTGGACAGTATACACGGGCTATAAGTACTTTCGAGGACGAGCTAAAAAGAAATATAACGAAAATGTACACGAGGGAACAAAAGCCGTACTCGCTCGTTTAAATGCCGAAGGAAAAACGGCTGAACGAGATTTCCTAGGTTTTAAGTACTTCAGCGGTATTCGTATGGCGGATATGGGAGATTTTGAAGTCTCCGGCTACGATCCGGTCATGGGCACCCTGACTTTCATTGAAGGAAAAGCTAAAGGAAAACCAACTGAAGAAAAGACTGTTCTTTTGCGCCCCGCTTCAAGACCGTTTCTAGAGTCAGCAATTGCAGGGCGAGAAAGTGGAACAATCTTTGCAAATTACAAAGCGTTAACTACACGTGTAAATACTGAACTTAAAGAAACAATGCCGACTGTCTCCGGAAAAGATAGTGCCGGTAATCCGCAAGAAAGAAACTTTACTATGCGTGATTATCGAGATCTCGAGGAAGGAATCCTTCTAGAAGCAGGTCTCGAAAAAGATGAACGTCTATTTGCGGGAGGCCGTACTGGTACAGACGAAGCGTCTAAGTACATTGACGATGAAACGTACTACGAAGTTATCTCGCCCAAACTATTAAAAGCTGACGCAAAACTCGTTGCGTATTCTAAGACTAGAAACGCTGTTCAATACTTTAAAGAAATTGGGTTTGACGCGGCCCAGCTTCCCGATGATTTAACGTCAGTAATTATTGCAAAAGATTTAGTGACTAGCCCTCGCTATAAGAAGATGCTCGGTAAAGAGTTTTTGGACGGTTTGCCAACACAAGGTGGCGGTCTTAAAGCTACCAACGAAGATGGGACAACATTTGTATTTAAATCAGACCCTGTGCTTGAGGCGGGGTATCTCGAATTTGCTGTCGGTGACTACGCGAAAAAAACCATAGAAAATAAGGAAGCAGAAGCACTTGGTACGATTCGACTAGCTAAAATAGTAGAAAGTGATGAGTATGCAGAAGCTACAAAAGTACTAGAGTCTAAAAAAACAACCACAACAAAAACAGAAAAGAAAGAACCGATTCCTCTCGAACTTGCTGACGATGATCTTGATGACGATATTGTGGAAGCTTTAAAGGAACTCGGAGATCGTTTTAAAAAAGTTCGACAAGCAACCCCCTCTCTGCCTCAAGGACTAGAAGCACTGGATATAGCTGTTGACGCGGCGTCCACAAAAACAACTCCCGGTTCTGAAGAGACACAGATGGATAAACTCTTTAAATACGGGAGGCAGGGATATAAAGTTGGACGCGGCTTATATGGGCTATACCAACTTCGTAAAGGAATTCAGGAACAGCTTGCCCCGTCAGAAGAGGGCCAGCCGAAGACACTATATGACTTCGGGAACACTCTTTACGATCAAGTTCAAGATGCTTTTTCGAGTCCAAAAAAGGACGAACCACAGCCTACGGTCCAAGGACCTTCTATGAGTCCAGTATACGACAAAACTTCTGAAGTTTCTGTTGATACTAGACCACTTAATGAAAGACTAACTGAGTACCAACAATTTATGCGAGGTCTTCGAGAGAAGTCTCAAGATAAAGGAAATGAAATGCCATGAAAAATATTATGGAAGCTGATACATACGGTATCGATTACAACTGCGGAGAAAACAACCTAGTTCGTGAATCTGCTGACTTTACAACAGAAGCAAACACAGAAGAGTTAATTGTTGACGCAGGTAGCGTTAATAAAGGACAGCTTGACGCTTCAATCTTAAATGCTGACAAAGAAAATCCTCTTTCTTAATAAAAGGTAACTTAGGATGGCTGATGAGGGCTTCTTGCAAGCCCCGGATGACTCTCAGGTCGAATTTGTAGACGCTGAAGATAAAATGCCGGGTCTGGCCGGACACATTAGAGCTAAATTTGACGACTCTGAAAATGGTCGTAGAACGTTTGAACAACGTTGGTTACAGGCGTACAAAAACTATCGTGGAATTTACGATAGTACGACGCAGTACCGCGATTCAGAGCGCTCTAAAGTATTTATCAAAATAACAAAGACAAAAGTCTTAGCGGCTTACGGTCAGATTATTGATATTCTTTTTGCGAACAAGAAGTTTCCAATAATTGTTGAGCCTAGTCCTGTTCCAGAAGGTATAGTTGAGTTTGCTCACGTAAAAGGACCCGGAGATGAAGTTCAAAGTCCATTTGGATTTCCCGGAGATGGCATGGATCTTGCTCCCGGAGAAACACAACTAAACTTCGGTAAGTACCAAGAGATGGCCGATCAACTAGCAGGAGGCCCATCTAAGCTCGGAGAACCCCAGCTTGAACCAGCACGAGAAGCGGCAAATGCCCTTGAAAAGGTTATTCACGATCAGCTTTTAGATACTGATGCCGTAAACGTAATGCGGTACGCAGTCTTTGAGGCATCTCTTCTTGGCACTGGTATTGTAAAAGGTCCTTTTAATTTTTACGATAAAGTTCATCGATGGGCTCGTGGCGAAAACGGAGAAAGAGAATACACCCCCGAAGAAAAGATTGTACCTCGCTTAGAGCACGTATCTTTATGGGACTTTCATCCTGATCCCTCGGCAACAAGTATTGACGACTGTGAATATGTTATTCAACGTCACCGCATGAATCGTCAACAGTTGCGCTCCTTAATGAACCGCCCGTATTTTAACGCTGAAGCTATTGAAACAGCTATTATAAAGGGACCAAACTACGAAGACAAGTATTACGAAGATACAATTCGTGAAGATGATACTGAACCATACTATCAAGAAAACCGCTTTGAAGTCCTTGAGTATTGGGGCGTTTTAGATTCTAAGTTTGCTAATGAAGTAGGGCTCGATATTCCCGATGATTTGTCGCCCCTCGATCAGGTACAAGTAAATGTGTGGGTGTGCGGTTCAAACGTATTACGTTGTGTTCTAAACCCATTTACACCCGCACGTCTTCCGTACTACGCTTTTCCATTTGAAATTAACCCTTACCAGATTTGGGGTGTTGGTGTAGCCGAAAACATGGAAGACGCACAGATGCTTATGAACGGTCACGTTCGTATGGCGATTGATAACCTAGCACTCGCAGGTAATCTCGTATTCGATGTAGACGAGGCATCACTTGTTCCCGGCCAGAACTTTGACATTTTTCCCGGAAAAGTGTTCAGACGTCAGTCGGGAGTTACCGGCACTGCAATTAACGGTCTGAAGTTTCCGAATACTGCGCCTGAAAATATACAGATGTATCAGATCTCACGTCAACTTGCAGACGAAGAGACAGGTATTCCATCAGTTATGCACGGGCAAACAGGCGTTACAGGGACTGGACGTACGTCGTCCGGCCTTTCAATGCTTCTATCACAAGGTAGCATGTCAATAAAGACGGTTGTTAAAAACATTGACGACTTTTTACTGAGGCCTCTTGGACTTGCGTATTTTCAGTGGAATATGCAATACAATGACAGTAGCCCTGACATTATCGGTGACCTTAGTATTAAGCCACGTGGTACCGCCGCTGTCATGCAAAAAGAAGTACGCTCACAGAGGCTTACGACACTTCTTCAGACAGTTTCTAACCCGATGCTTGCCCCGTTTATTAAACTACCAAACTTGATGAAGGAGCTAGCTATTTCACAAGATATTGACCCAGAAGAACTGGTTAATGATCTTGATGAAGCACAACTCTACGCAAAGGTACTACAAGGACTCGCAAATGCTCAACAAGGAACAGGCCCAGAAGGTGGGCCCGCTGGTCAACCACCCGCAGGCATGGGAGGCCCTGACCAATTATCTGGCGGACCTTCACCAGTTGACGCTTCGGGGACTGGTGACGGCACAATCGGAACGGGAAATGTTCCAGTTGCAGGGGAAGATGGTTTTACTGGAAACGCTCCTGAACCTCAAATCTAATCATCAAAACGTGGTTGACACGGAGAAACAATAAAAATGGCAAACTTTAACACCGGGGGAGGTTCCGCAGGAGACTTTGATGATTCTTTCAACGAAGCAATGGGATATTCCGGTGGAAGTAACGACCAAAATGATGGCGGTGGAGGCGGTGGTCGTGGGGGTTCTGGTGCTGAAGTTGATGTTAATATGGGGATTGCTGGCAGAGGTGCCGATAGACAAGACTCCTTAATGAACCAGTTGAACGAGGTCAGTAATGTCTTCGACCAAATGGACAATATTCTAAATACAGGAACTAATTTTAACCGTCCGGTTACAGTGTTAAACGCTCAAAATGAAATGAGGGGGTTTGATCCTAGAGGCGGTCGGTATGGGGCAGATGATACGGCGTTTTTTGCAGGAGCCATAGGGCGACCTGACCTTGCTTTTCAAATCACACCACCGGATCAGGATAACTCGGTTTTTAGAAGCATTGAACGCGGAGTTACTAAGGCGCTTAACGCAGTCCACGAACGTTTTGGCACGTCTATTAACAGAGAATACGCAATTCTTCCGTCCGAAAAATACATCGGAAAAATCACAGAAGACTACGGGTTTACTGATTTTATCGGAAATGTCCTCGGCACTATAACTCCGGGCGGAGCAAGAGTAGATCGATACCGGTCGGAAGAGCTAACTAAAACCGGGCGTGGCACTAGGCAGTTTGGAGAGGCAAAAGCTTTTTACGGTTCAATTGATACGCGATACGCGGTTACGCCTGAAAAAGAACAAGAGATGTTAGCCGAACAACGTCGAGCGCAAGAAGAAAGAAGAAAATACGGAGATGATCAACCCCCACAACCCATCTCCACAGTAGCTGGTGTAACTGGCACTGTAGCCCGACCGCGTTCTGCAATTTTAGGCTCTTTAATGGGTGATTTGACAAGCCCCATGTATAACATAGCCGCACCATATGTCGGTGATGCCCTAGACGCTGTTAATCCGTTTAGTTACTTTGGTGGCGGCAGTGCTACAAACGCATTTAATTTTGTAAAGGGGGGACCTGTACAAAAAGCTCAGATGGGTGGGGTTCAAGAAAATATTGAAGGTCCTGTTGGATTTGTTGGCGGTCCCCCTGAACAAATGACAGAGGCGGAAACTGTTGCCGATGATGTCCCAGTTGAAGTCGCAGAAGGTAGTTATGTACTAAACGCGGCGGCTGTTGAATACATGGGAAGTGCTGACGTTAAAAAAATGATTCTTAGTGCTTTACAAGAGTTAAAAACACAAGGTGTTGATAAGGCGCAAAACATCGATACAGTAGAACTAGATACGCAAGTTTCTTTGTTGGTATCAAAGGGTGAGGTTTTAATTCCACCAGCCGTTGCACAAGTTATCGGGTATGATCGTTTAGAAAAAATAAACAAACGCGGCTTGAAAGAGACAGAGAAACGAGTTCAAGAAAATGGTCAGAGTCCAGAGGCTGAAGCACTAGACCAACAACCCGCTAATCCTTCTGAAGGTATGACGATGTTTGATGGCGGGGTAGCGCACAGACTTCAAAATGATTTGGCCTATTTGTATGGTTCAGGTAGTGATCGAGTAAATGAGGCGATTCTAAAAGCACGAGAAAAAAATCCAGAAGGTTTTGCTCAAGTACAAGAAAAAAATACTGATAGAAAAATAGAAGCTCTTAACAGAATTCAATTTGAAACTGACGAGATTATTAACAAGAGCCCAGAACCGCTACGTAAATTTGATTCGTATTTAATAGAGCAGGCCCCGTACTTTTTACAAATAGCATACGGGACTGAAGATAGAGATCAAGTTCCTCTAGCAAAAGCGGGGGATTTTTATAGTGTTCCTGAAGATGTTATGGGACTCGCAAGTCACGACAGAACTAGGGCCTACTATCCGGGCAAGCCAGAGGAGTTTCGAGACACTACGTATTTACATGAAACAGGTCATGCCTTGTACCCCTACGATCTTAGTAGGGTTGGAAGATCCCTCGCTAGTGTTGCAAAAACCTTTGGATTACCTTACGTGCCCGCTGATGAACCGGATGATGAAAACGCCGTCACAACCTTAGATCTTTATCGGAGTCTAGTAAACGGTAATGAAGCAGAAATTAAACAAGCTGTTGGTTATTTAATGTACCAACATCGAGAAATTCCCGGAACGCCTTTATTAACAGAAGAAGGTTCTATTGATTCTTTAAAAGAGTCAACAGTACGGTATGTATCTGACATCATGGATAAGTCAGAAAAAAATAAAATGTCAGACAAAGAACGTAAATCTCTTGCAGACGATATGGAACGAGTGTTCGACGAACAACGCGATAAAATTCAAAAGTATGCTAGAGAGTACGAAATAAGTAGAGCGGGCCGTTGATCTCCGCGCCCCACTAATTTTTAAAACGGCTACCCTGCAATCCCGCAGGCCCCGAAACCTACGGCTACCCTCATGCCATGAGGCCCCGTGAGATAGGAGACTAAAAATGGCAAAACCAAAAGGGCATCGCGCCAATAAAGCAAACGATTCTTTCGGAACGATCAATAACGATCAAATCTATAAAGGAAAATACCGGGAGGACGTTTACAAAGATGACGACGACGAAGTAGTAGAAGCGACGGACCCCTCACAAGAAGAAGAGGCTACTCCCGAAACAAATGAATCTACTTCATTTGCAGAACCTGCAAAGGGATCAGATACCGACTATAAAAAACGGTATGATGATCTTAAACGACACTATGACTCCAAACTCGAAGAATGGAAACAAGAGAAAGAACAGATTACTAATGCACAACAGATAGGAGCTAAAGAAGGCGTTCCAATGGGTGACCTTCCAAAGACTCCCGAAGAACTCTCTGAGTTTAAAGAAAAATATCCGGATGTGTATCATGTTGTTGAGACAATCTCGACCATTCAAGCAGAGAACCGGCTAAAGGAACTGAAATCAGAGGTAGAAAGTTTAAAAAACCGCGAGCAAAAAGCTCAATCACAAGCGGCATATCAAGAACTTTTAAATTTACATCCTGATTTTCCAGAGCTTAAAGGTAGCACAGAATTTATATCATGGTTGGATGAACAGCCTGATAGTATAGCCGACGGCATATACAAAAATAATTCTGATGTTAGATGGGCAAGTAGAGTCCTCGACTTATACAAAGCCGATACAGGTATTGTAAAAAAACGTCAAAAGAAGAGCGATGCTGATGCGGCCCTAGCCGTAAGCAAGGCCACAGCAAAAGACGTGGTTAAAGAAGCTTCTCCTGACAAAAAAATCTGGAAAGCATCTGAAATCGGTAAAATGAAGCCGTGGCAATTCGAGAAGCTTGAAGCTGAACTCGATGCCGCACGTGCTGAAGGCCGAATAGACTATACAACTTAATAACCTAACTATCTCATAAGGAAGGGTAATAACATGGCTTTTAATAGCGCATCAGGTCATAACAACCTGCCTTCAGGGAACTTTACTCCTGAGATTTTTTCTCAGAAAGTCCTGAAGTTTTTCCGTCGTGCGTCGGTAGCCGAAGATATCACCAACACCGACTACGCTGGTGAAATCGAAAACTACGGCGACACAGTTCGTATCATCAAAGAACCTACAATCACTGTATCTTCTTACTCACGCGGTGCTGTGGTCAACCCACAAGACCTCGCTGACGATCAGATCACAATGGTTGTTGACCAAGCGAATGCTTTCGCGTTCAAGATTGACGACATCGAAGAGCGTCAGTCACACGTCAATTTTGAGGCGTTGGCTACATCTTCTGGTGCGTTCTCTTTGAAGCGTAAGTATGATGCTAGCGTTCTTCAAGCAATGGCCGATGGTGCTGGTAATACTAGCACATCATACGGTACAGCGGCATCCCCAATTAACATTTATACTGCGGCTACTAAAGGTGACAGTGCTGTTAATGCGATGCTTGCTATGGCACGTGATCTGGATGATCAATCTATTCCAGAAGAGAACCGCTGGTTCGTTGCACCTCCTGCTTTCTACGAAGCATTGTTTGGTGCCGGTGCTAAGTTTGCAGAAGTACAGGTAACTGGCGACGCAACTTCACCACTACGTAACGGTCTTGTTATGCAAGGTAACATTGCTGGCTTTAACTGCTACAAGTCAACCGCGCTTAACAACTCTGGTACAGATGTTGTAACTGTAACCTCACAGGATACTACGAATGATTTCGTAATTCTTGCTGGTCACATGTCTTCTACAGCGACTGCATCGCACATCGCTAAGACAGAGGTTGTCCGTTCAACTGAAACATTCAGCGACATCGTTCGTGGCTTGCACGTATTTGGCCGTAAGGTCCTACGTCCAGAAGCTCTCGTACAGGGTGTTGTTGCAACTGCCGCATAAGGAGACTAAACAATGGCTACATATACTGTTACTGGTGCCGTTGCGGGCGTCCCCCTCGGCATTAAACCTCAAATCGTCGAAGTCGTTTTAGACTTCTCTTCAACCAACTTAACTACTGCCGACTCAGTCGAAGTAATTGAGATGAAAGCTAACACACTCGTATTAGCGGCAGGCGTTGAAGTTATCACAGCGGCATCAACTGGTTCACCAGTTCTTGATCTCGGTGATGATGATGACGATGATCTGTACGTCGCGGCTCTCTCAGGTTCAGCTACTGGACATGAGATCAACGTTGCGGCAGGCACAATGAAGCTGTACACAGCGGCTGACACCATCGATTTGATTGCTAACACAGCAACTTTCGACGGTAAAGTCCGTGTGTTCGCTGTTATCGCGGAACTCGGCACTGCTGAGACTGCGGCAACATTTGCCTAAATATGTCAGGGGCCTTCGGGCCCCTTGACTCTTTTTATTTTATCCTTTAAACTCAAGACAGGCCCTCCGGGGGTATACCTACATGAAACCAATGGGATACACAGAAAGGTTTGCAACAGCCCGTGCTAACATGGCAAAGGGCGGCAAAGCTAAAAAGAAAGGTAACAAGATATGTCCGGCGGGTATTGCATGGGCAAAACGTACCTTTGATAAATACCCGAGTGCGTATGCTAATCTTGCCGCATCAAAATACTGTAAAGATCCCAACTATGCAAAGAAGTCTAAAGGCAAGAAGTAATGGGTGAACTTAAAAAGTGGGTCAAACAAGATTGGGTACGTATCGGCACCGATGGAAAAATTAAAGGTAAGTGTGGTACATCCAAAAACAAAAAGAACCCTGACCGCTGTTTACCACGAAGTAAGGCTCAAAGTTTAAGTCAAAAAGACCGCGCCGCAACTGCACGTAAAAAGAAAGCAGGCGGAGCAAAAGGTAAGCAATTTGTTGCAAACACCAAAAAAGCAAGGGTAAGATCAAGTGGACGAAAAAAATAAGTACACTGAACGTTGGGAAATGGCTCGTGGTGGTCGCACAAAAAAGAATGTAAATTTATCTGTGGGACGAGGTGAAAAACGCTCCGTAAAAGAAGGCGGAGGTTTGACAGCTAAAGGTCGCGCAAAGTATAATAGAGCTACGGGATCAAATCTTAAAGCTCCTGTAACTGGTAAAGTAAAGCCCGGAAGTAAAGCGGCAAAGAGACGCAAGAGTTTTTGCGCTAGATCGAAGGGATGGACAGGCGAACGCGGTAAGGCCGCTCGTCGTAGGTGGAAGTGCTAGTATGATGAAGTACGACGTTACTGCTCTTGAAGATCAACTGATTGATCACGAGGGTTTAGAGCTAAAGCCATACCACTGTACAGCAGATAAGCTGACTATTGGCGTGGGCCGTAACATTCAAGACCGGGGCATCACAGAAGATGAAGCCCGGTACTTGCTCAAGAACGACATAAAAATTGTAGAAGATGAACTTCTTACGAGACAACCCGTGGTTGCTGGACTTGATTCTGTTCGTCAGCGTGTGCTTGTTGACATGGGCTTCAATCTAGGACTTCCAATTCTTATGAAGTTTCAAAACATGTGGTCTGCGATTGAAGATGGGGACTACCATGAAGCCGCACGGCAGATGATGGACTCCCGGTGGGCATCTCAGGTAGGACAACGCGCCGAGCGTTTGGCTCAAGCAATGTCATCAGGTGAGTGGATTTGAGCACACTAAAATACGTTACGCAAGGTCTTGAAGTTGCAGACGAAAATTTAACGGATGCGAAATCAAGCAATACGGGACTACTGTATCAGTGCCCTACTAATTTTACTGCTAGAGTAGTGTTTTTGCACATCTCTAGCGGATCAGCAAATAATAAAAAGATAAGCATAAACTTTAACGATTCATCTGCAAGTTCGGATCATCTTTTACTAGATGAACACTCCGTAACTGCAAATCGGGAGCATGACGTTTTGTCCGGGGGGTCGGCTCTTTATCTTGATCCCGGAGATGCTCTGCATTGTTTTAAGGAAACAGGTGGAGATTTTCACGTAACAATCTCAGTTGAAGAGATATATACCCCCGGAATATAACAGGAGAATTACATGTCAAAGTCCAATTACCTAGAGAATAAAATTCTCGACCACGCACTGGGCACGACCGCTTTTACACAGCCAACTAATCAGTACTTAGCGTTACACACTGCTGATCCCACAGATGCGGGTAGTGGTGCAGAATTAAGTACATCTGGTACAGGCTATGCCAGAATCGCTGTTGATTTTAACGCCGCCTCTAGTGGGACTGCAACAGGACCTACTTCGGCAAAAGAATTCACAAACTCTAGCGGAAGTTCTTGGACACAAGTCACGCACTTCGGTATTTGGGATGCATCAACCTCTGGTAATTTACTATACCACGGCGCGTTGACTACTGCTAAAACAATTGCCGCTGGTGATACGCTACGTTTTACTGCTGACTCTATTTCTATATCTGAGGCTTAATGAATGGCTCTTGTAGTTGCTGATCGTGTAAAAGAATCCACGACAACAACAGGGACCGGCACAGTTAATCTTGCAGGTGCAGAAACTGGGTTCCAGACGTTTGTTGCGGGTATAGGAAATTCAAATACTACTTACTACGCAATCGTGGACGGGAATACCGGCGACTTTGAAGTTGGCATCGGTACAGTTAATGATGCGTCCCCCGATACTCTTGCTCGTGATACAGTCCTAGAGTCCTCCAACAGTGGCAATAAGGTTAACTTCGGCTCCGGCACTAAGAGTGTGTTTTGTACAATGCCGTCCTCCAAGGGCATCTTCACTCACACGTTCACTGATGCAACAGAGCTTACCTCTGGTCAGGTAGCAAGCTCAGACACTGTGCTAGTGCTAGATGGTACTGACAGCACTGTTAAGAAAGCTACGATTAGTAATGCCGCTTTAGTTGGGCCAACGGGTCCCGCAGGACCAACGGGTGATGCCGGGGCTACAGGGCCAACCGGACCAGCGGGCCCTACAGGACCTAGCGGCGCTGACGGCTCAGATGGAGCAACAGGTCCGACAGGCCCTACAGGACCAGCGGGCCCTACAGGACCAGCGGGCTCTACAGGACCGGCAGGACCGACTGGACCAACTGGTGATGGATTTACAGGCGGAAGCTACGGCAATAATACTGGCGTTGTTACATTCACTTCTAATGACGGGTTAGGGTTTTCGACGGGAGATTTAAGGGGTGCAACAGGCCCTACGGGTCCTACTGGCTCCACAGGCCCTACTGGACCGGCAGGCCCTACTGGCCCTCCGGGCGCAGACGGTTCAGATGGAGCAACAGGTCCTACGGGACCCACAGGACCGACAGGTTCGACAGGTCCGACAGGTCCGACAGGCTCAGCAGGTCCGACAGGTCCAACGGGTCCGGATGGAAACTTTGGCGGGGCTACCTTTGATTACACATTTAGCACAACAACAACCAACAGTGACCCCG